ATTATGGTTGTTGACTGTGTAGTTACTAGCGGTAAAGAAGGACGCGTAGCTATATTCCCTCATGCTCGAAAAGAAGATGAGGCCCCAATAACACAAAAGGTTACGGACAAAATGGCGGAAGAGGATGATACGCTAGTGAGTAATCAAGTATGGACCTCTAAGGATGTAGATAAAGAGTACCCTTTCAGTATAATTAGGAAACGAAAGTATGGGGATTACGAAGAGATTATGACGCATAACGTAGGGGTAATCTCTATACTAGATAGAGTATAAGATAGGTGTAAGTCAGTGTATGCTAGAATAATCACATTATATAATAAGGATATGTATGAATACGTATAAAGAACAAGATAGTATAAAGCCTCTTACTAATTGGAAAAATGAACCAACTTACAAGGATTTATACGCTGATTACGTTGCTGCTAAAGACGATCATGCGACCTACGTAAAAACCTTAGAAGAGTACAGGACTAATCTAGAGGGAGGTAAGGCAATTAACGTCCCTGATACGAAAAGTAAAGCACGTCCTAAACTTATTAGAAAACAAAATGAGTGGAAATACCCATCATTAGAAGAGCCATTCCTAAACACTGCCAATATGTTTGAGATTAAACCTCGAACAGGAGACGATGCTCAGGCAGCAAGGCAGAACGGGTTACTACTAAACTACCAATGGGCCACTAAGATAAACAAGGTAGCCCTTATAGGTAGGATAGTGAGGAATTTCGTCGATGAAGGTACCGTAATCGTTAAGTCTGGATGGGACGTGGAAGAAGGTATCATTGAAGAGATGGTAGAACGACCTTTAATGGGTACTCCAGAGCAATCATTGGCTATGATTCAACAACAAGTAGCTAGTGGTAACATCAGTGAAGAACAAGCAGGTATGCTAATACAATCTGGTCAACCTATGCAGATAGGTACTCAAATGGTCCCTCAAGAGAAAGTAGTACTTCGTAAGAATCAGCCCACTTATGAAGTATGCTTGAATGAGAGTGTGATAATAGACCCCACATGCGGTGAGGTGCTAGAAGATGCCAAGTTCATCATACACGAGTTTGAAATAGATATGCATACACTTATCAAGGATAAGGTAGAGACAATAACAGAGATAGACCCTGCTACGGGTAAATCTGTGACTCATACTACTGGTAGGTACCATAACATAGAAGACATTGAGTACAACACTTCTAAGGAAAGTGAATATGAAAAAGTGTACGGGGAAAACTACCAAGAACATAACTTCGAATTTCAAGATAAGACTAGGAAAAAAATGCGAGCTTACGAATACTGGGGTTACTGGGATATTAAGGATGATGGATCCCTAAAACCTATCATAGCTACATGGATTGGGTCTACCTTAGTAAGATTAGAAGAAAACCCATTTCCTCATGGTAAACTTCCGTTTAGTGTAGCTGCGTATATGCCTATCAAAGACTCTGTACGAGGAGAACCTGCAGGAGCGTTGCTGACGGAAAACCAGGAACAGATCGGTAGAATGACTAGAGCAATTAACGATATGGTGAGTACACAAGCAGTAGGACAGACCTTTATAGATGATCAATTCCTTCCTAATAGGACAGAAAAAGATAACTACATCGCGGGTAGAACAGTATTCTACAGACATGGTATGGATCCTAGGGTATCTGTGTATAAGTCTAAAGTAGATGCTATAGACTCTACAACAATGAAAGTAATAGAGATGTATAACTCTGAGTCTGAAGCACTAACAGGGACTAAAGCCTTCAGTGGTGGGATTAGCGGAGATGCGTATGGTAATACTGCTACAGGGGCTAGAAGTGCATTAGACGCTACTAGTAAAAGGGAGCTTAGTGGTTTACGTAGGTTAAGTACACAACTAATAGCAGACTTAGGTAGAAAGACCATTATAATGAATCAGTCATTTGTTAGCGAAGAAGAAACCGTAAGACTTACTAATATGGAGTTTGTTAAAGTTCGTAGAGAAGACTTACAAGGGGAATTCGACTTGGTAATTGATGTTAGTACACCTGAAAAGGATAACGAGACTGCTAACGACTTAGGTATGGTACTACAAACTAATGCAGCTAACATGGATCCAGACCTAGCTAAGATAGTGCTTGGAAAGATCATGAGACTTAAGAACTTACCTGATGTAGCACTACAAATTGAACAGTTCAAACCAGAACCAGATCCTCATGCGGAAAAGATGAAACAGATGCAGATAGAGGCAGCAGAACTTGAGAAGAAGAAGCTTGAAATGGAAATACTAGTACTTAGTAAACAAATCGAGTCCGAAGATAATAAGATGGAAGAACGTAACTCACGAATTGCTCAGAATTTACAGTCAGAGACACAAGAAAACGTGGCTACTGCTAAGTTAAAGAATGCACAAGCTGAAAAGATACTAGCAGAGACTGATTTACTTGATCAACAGTTTGTAGATGCACAGACAAGAGATCCGAGAATGGAAGCTATGGAAGACAGAGAGTTAGACCACCAATATGGGTTAGAGATGGAACAAGCAAAAGCACAAAATAAAAATAAAGGATATTAAATGGCAGGGTATACAAATGGTAATGTGGCAATGATGAATCAACTAGGGTTTAGTAGTATGGAGGAAATGGAAGCCTTTATGGCCCATCAACAAGAGGCTAAGAATGCCCAAGCAGAAGAAGAAGCGTTACAGAAAAGAGCTATGCGAGATCAACAAATAGGCGATCAAGCACATGCTATGGGTATGGAAGAAGGTATAGACAAAGGACGTAAAGCAGAAGTTGACTATAGAAATGGGTTAGTCACTAATAGAGCTAGAGACATAGCCGCTACAGTGGGACAACAACCCCAAGGACAACAAGTGAGTGCTCCAGTAGCCAACTCACGTGAAATGTACGCCAGAGCACAGCAGGCTAACATTGCGTAAGCCTTGCTTAAGGTGTGATATACTATAATAATAGCATAAAAGCGGTCCAATGGAAGATGACCGACCAAAAAAGCCTGTCTAAACTGACTCTGTAATAGAGTTAACTTTGAGGAATTAATGCAATGAGCCAAGAACTTACCATTACAAATCAAGATACTATAGAATTGAAGAGAGCTGCCATTGAGGCTAATATCCAACACGCTGAGAAAGTTGTGGAACGAGGTAAAGCACTTGAAAGACTAATGAATAACGATGATTTTAAGAATGTGATATTGGACGGGTACATAGGTGACCTAGCTGAGTCATTGTTTTTAGAGTTAACGAAACCATTACAGTCTAACAGTATACCGTATGAATCATGTAAAGAAGGCCTTGAGGCTATTCGACATATTCAAAGTTACATTGGTTCACGAGATGGGTCCATCCCGGGAGACATATACTACAACAAAATCAAAGCAACCGAACTAATCGAAGATGAGTTAGATAGGTTAAAAGAATTAGGATAATCAGATGGCAGAACAATACGAAACAGTAGCAGATGAACTTGAGGCTATGATAAATGGTACTCATGAGACAGAAGAAGTAACACCCGATGAAATAGAAGATGAAATAGCGGGTACAGATGCAGATGACAACAATGAGGACACAGAGGGTGTTGACGCTCCAACTGAGGACCCTGCAGATGATGAAGACACGAACGACTTAGATGACGGTCTAGGTGAGGATACTCCTGACGATGCAGATGATACAGATGGTGAAGAAGATCCAGAAAACACTCAAGTAGATGAAAGTAATTTAACCGGTGACGGTGAAGGTGACGATGACACTCCCTTAGACGATGAAGGAGATAAGGACGACACTAGTGAAGGTGACACGAAAGATTCGAACGACGGTGAGAATACAGATACTCCGGAGACTGATTATAAAAAGCAATATGAAGAACTGATGAGTAAAAATCAGGAATTGCAAGGATTCTACGACCAAGTAACTGCAGATTTCAAAGCTAACGGTAAGATGGTTAAAGGGTTTACTGATCCTAAAAAGATCATACAAAGTAACCAAATGGCCGCAGGTTATGGTGAAAAGATGGCTGGGTTTAAAAAATACAGACCATTCATGGCACCTTTAAAAGAACGGGGTATGCTAGATGACTTAGACAAGTTCAACTTAGCAATGAATATCATCGATGGGGATAAAGAAGCCTTAAAACAGCACATTAAAAACCTAGAGATAGACCCTGTTACTGATTTAGACCTTGATGAAGGTATAAACTACACAGGTAAGAATCATGCGTCAAACGAGACTGATTTAGCACTGGATGACATGTTTGAGAGAGCAAGAAGTAATGGTGTTGAGGATAAGCTGAACAGCGTACTATTCGAACAATGGGATAGACAAAGTGCAGCAGAGTTGATAAATGACCCTGAAAGTAGTAGAGGTATCGTAGATCATATAAGTACTGGTGTGTACGATGCAGTTATGGAACGAGTATCAGAGAATAAACGTACTGATATAGATGGTTTATACTCGGCTAAGTCTAACTTAGTACAATACCAAATTGCTGCTAAAGAGTTGAAGGATGAGTACGATAGAGATATGGCTGCTCAACAACAACAAACAGAGGCGCAACAAGCTGAAGAGCAAGCTAGACTTCAAAAAGAAGCTGAGGCTGCTGCAGAAGCAAAACGGCAAGCTGACCTTATAGCTCAACAAGAGTACAAAGCGAAGGTAGCTAAGAATAAGAAGGCTGAGGAAGCTCGTAAAAAAGCGGCGTCAGTGAGCAAAAGAAAATCAAAACCAGCTCCTAAAAAAGAGTTCGATCCAATGGAATTGGATGGTGACAAGTTTCAAGACTACTTCAATAGCTTGATAACTGGTTAAGATCGACAAGTATAAAAAGGATAATACAGCATGGCTGAATTAATTAACAAGTTTAACCAAGGTGAGTTAACATCATCAAGTATAGACAGACAGTTTACACCGGAATTCGTAACAAAGTCGGTAGCAGAAATTGCTCCAAGAAAGAGATTTTTTACTCAAATGAGTAATCCAATCGCAATGCCTAAAAATCATGGTGATAAGATTACTAAAGAAGTAAGATTACCAATGTTACATAATGAAAATAGAGTTGATGCAAACGTTGATGCAAACACTGCTAAAATCCTATCAAATGTATGGTACGTATACCCTACTTTAAACGGTACAGTAGACTCTGAGTACGCTGCTGATGATTACTTAGGAGCTAACGCTGGTGACTTAGATGCTGCAATTGCTGCTGCTAAATCAGCTGCACAAGATAGAGTTGATGATATTGGTGGAGCTGCATTCATGAAGTCAGGTGCTGGTAATGTTATTGGTGGAGATAGCTCATATGCAGTTGTTAAGGGTACTATTCCTGAATTACCTGAAGAAGGTGGGGTTGTGAACTTATTAAATAGTTCAAGTAAACTAGTTACTGCTAAACTTACATTCCATGGTATTGGTCATAAGTATACTGTTAGATCAGTTGACTTAGACTCAAGAAAAGGGCAAGTTGCACAAAAGATCAAAGATCTTTCTAGAGCTACTCATGAACTTAAAGAGATGCAAGTACAAAATGCTATCATCACTGCTTCTGAAGCAAACAGAATGTGTGCGTCAATGACTACATGTACTCCAGCTGGTATGAGAGCTAATGATATCCTTACTTACGATGCATTAACAGCATTCGAGCAAGAATTACTTAGAAATGACGTTCCTTTAGATACTCAAATCATATCTGGTACTACTAAGATTGATACAAGAGTTGTTGAAGATGGGTTTATCTGTTTCATCAACAGAGAGTTAGTTCCAGGATTAAGAAAGATCGTAGGACCAGATGGTAAAACATTAGCGTTCAAAGAGAAATCTACATATGCTGCAGGTACTAAATTGATGGATGGTGAAGTTGGTGCTATTGGGTCATTCAGATTCATCGTTGTTCCTGATTTACAAGCGTACAGAGGTGCTGGTGATGCTACTACTCCATATGCTGATGATGAAGCTGCACAAGCAGATGGATTCGCAACTAAAGCTATCGGTGATGCTGCTATTGCTAACAGACATTCGTCTGGTGGGTACTTTGATGTATTCCCAATGATCGTTATTGGTGATGACTCATTCTCAACAGTAGGGTTCACTAACAAGAACGTTACAGCTAGACACATATCTCCTAAAGCAGATGTATACAACGATATGCATGCACAAGTTGGTGGGGTTGCGTCTTCATGGACATTCGGATTCTTGGTTTATAGACCTGAGAGAATCAGACAACTTGCAGTTATTGCTCCTAGAGTATAACAGCTAAGGTAATGAAGGCTTAGGCCTTTGTTGCTAACATAAGTGCTTTGTAAGTGTATATACGGTAATATGTACTTACAAGACACTACTACTTAGAGTTAGGCAATGTCGATAGATAACCAAATATAAGGAAATAAATATGGCAAAATCATATGAAGAAATGACGAAAGTCGAGTTACAGGAATGTATTAAAGCGTTTAGACTAGACGCAGAGGTAGCTGCTACAGCTAAAGACGCAAAGAAAGTAACCAATGCAGAGTATGTTACTGTGCTGAATAAGTTTAAAGATGATCAGGATGAAGCTCACGGCGTTACCAGAGATGAAAATGATAATATAGTAGAGAAAGCTCCAACATCAAAAACAGGTAGCTCTAATAAGCCTAAAGAACAATTAATCGTAGATGACTTAGAGAGAAAGATACCAGTTATCATACAAGATTATGATATTAGTCAATCAACAGATGAAGACTTAGAGAACCAGTTGATACCAATCGGTTGGGGTAATATGCTTACAGGTGGTAGAACAAGCTACATCGCTAAGCACGGTGAGATGCAGTATGTACAAAGAGGGGCACTACTAGCTATGGAAGCAATCAGAATTCCTACAAACGCTAAAGATGCTAACGGTAAAGAGACAACAAAACGAACTAAGAAAAGATTCGGAATCACAGAAGTGCAAGGTTGGACTCAAGCAGAGTTAGAAGCTCACGCTAAAGAACAAGCACTTAAAAAAATATAAGGATAAGATATGGCAGGAACAGTAAAGTTTGAAAGAACCACATTTACACCATCAACAACAACACTAAGAACAGTGTTCTTCGGAGTAGATTGTGTAGCAAAAGCTAAGGGAGATTCGGACAGCAAAGACTGGGTTTACATCAACACAGCAAAGCGAGTTACGGCTTCAGGTGGAACGGATACTACTGATCCTGCATGTCCTGTCACTCATACTAAACTGTATGACTCCGAAGCTGCAGCCTCCACTACGGATGATAAAAGTAAAGTTAGATCATTCGAAGTGTATATAGATACTACTACAGCGGACGGTAAAGATGCCGAAGGTAATGATATTAGTGGGGACAAAAGTATAGTTGAACGACTTGCTAAAATTACTAATGATAGTACAAAAACCTCTGCGGATGGTTTTGATGTTTATATACCTAGTGATAAAGTATCTACTACAGATTCAACTGTTAATATAGATGACTTCACAATGGACGTTCAGAACTTAACTGACGGAGACGTTGACATCAAGATAGTATTCGTATGTGAGTACACAGCGTAATAAACATTAACTAAAGGAGTCCTCTATGGCAATTGATTGGAACGACATCGTAGGGAATAAAACCCTAGAAGATGGCGGATACGTAGGGGACTTCATGGCAGTAGCCAGAGCTCACCTTAATGAAGCTAAAGATAATGGTGAAATAACACAAGGGGAAGTAGGAGAGGTTTACTCTGCTATGATACCTAGTGCTTTCCAGCAAGGATTGCAATTCGCGTTAACTAAAGACTTGTCAATAGAACAAGTAACTAGTGAAGTAAAGAATCAAGCAATACTAGAAACTAAGAATTTACTACTCACTAGACAAATAGCAGAATTAGAACAGAAAATGGCATTATCACAAGCACAAAGTGATGCCCAGGTTGCAGAGATACTTGATAGTACCAGTAGAGCAAATACCCAACTTACGGATCAGTTAACTACTGCTGAAATGCAACGTACACAAATTATTCGACAGGTAAGTAAGATAGAACAAGATATAGACCTATCTGAACGTCAAATCCAAGATCAGATTAGTACTAGTACAAAACAACGTATACTTATGGATAAAGATACTGCTCTTAAGGAAGATCAATTAGAGTTAAATGCTAAACAAAAGGCACAAGCTGAGGCACAAACTGCTGAGATCCTTGTAAGTACTACACGAGCTAATGCTCAATTAGAAGATCAACTACAAAGTACTGCGTTGCAGAGAGTACAGACAGAGAGAACAATCAATAAGTTAGAAAAAGAAATCGACTTATCCGAAAGACAGTTAGAAGATCAGATCGCCACATCTGAAAGACAACGTGCCTTAATGGATAAAGATGCGGTACTTAAAGAAGATCAACTAACCACTAACGCTATACAACGTACACAATTACAAAGACAGGCAGCTAAGTTAGAGAACGAGATTACTCTGGCAGAAAGACAGATGATCAATGCAGAACAGACTAGCGCTAAACAAAGAGACGCTATCAGCAAAGACATTGAACTAAAAACAGTACAGAAACTACAATTAGAAAGACAGGTTAACAAACTAGAGAAAGATATTGAAGTAGCTGAAGCACAAAGATTACAAATTAAACGAAGAAGCTTATAAGGATAATATATGGCATACGAAGAAGGTAATTACTTAGTTGATTACAAAGAAATTTACGGTACGGTTGTAGACGCAGCTCTAGACGGTACCGTTACAGGTGAAAATTCCATCATTGAAAGGCTATTTGCATTAATAGATGATAGTGATACATCGGACAATGAAAAATTGTCAATGAAGAAAGATGCTTACATGCAAATTGTGGCTTCTGTGACTACTACAAGTCAACAAATAGCTACAGGTATGATTAAAGACAAGTACACCTTAAGTAACGCCATTAAAAGAGCGGAACAAGATGTGTTGATGGCTGAAGCCGCAGTAGCTAAAAGCAGTTCTGAAGCTGCGCTAGTAGAAAGACAAGTAGCTAAGCTAGAAAACGAGATAGCATTGTCCGCTGAACAGATTCAGATCACTAAAGATAAGGCTGCCCAAGAACTATTGAATATGCAAGCTCAGGTAGTTACGACAGAGCGACAAGCGGCTAAGTTAGAAGTTGATATGGACCTTGCTAAGAGACAAACTAAGTTGGCAGAGGGTAAAGCAGCTCAAGATTTACTAACAT